AAAGATAAAGGTAACAAGAATAAAAACTTTTATCATGTCAACATTCTAGGTTTTAAATTTAGAGTTGCGACTAATACTAGAGGGATGTTCAAAGCTACTAGATTTACTTACGCTACCGGCAGAGGTAGAGTTGTGAATGTTGGTAACAAGTACATTTGTTTTATGCGAGGTGTGTAATATGAAAAAATATTTACAGAACTTTATTATTAATCTTATCAAGGATAGATTGCTAGATATTATTGATGATAGAACTTATGATGATAGACAAGAACTTGAAGGAGTTAGACAAGATTTAAATGATTATCAATACTCATTGGACAATTTAGAATACCAAATTGAAGACTCAATAAAGTATTCTGATTATGAAGAGTTACAATCTGAACTTCAAGAATTAGAAAATAAATTACAAGAACTGGAGTTAAGCATTGAAAACTGATAAACAAAAATTTAAAAATGATTTAACAAAAAAACTAGAAGATACTTTTGGTAAAGACTTTGTTAATGAAAAAATTATAATTGATATAAACGAGGATGAAGAAAATGAAAGTTAAAAAACTATTAGAACTTCAAGCACTTATTGAAGATAGAAAAATCCCTTCTGATATGATAGAAGATGATTTTAATTATTGGTCAAGAAGCAAGGGTAACTGGGTAAATATACTTGATATGGATTTGATTCATGTTGTCAGAGCTTTAAATCTTGAAAGCACATTAGAGGTTGAAAGACATAAAGATAAAAACTTACAAAAGATTAAAGACTATATAACAGAACTAGAGGTACATGATGGGTAAGAAAAATACCGGTTTTAAAACACAGGAATGGAAAGACATTAGACTAAAAGAGATTAATGCTATGGGTTATAAGTGTGACGATTCACATCCATACTTTGATGAAGTGATGTCAATCTATGAAAGTGATGCAGAGACTTATGAAGAATTTAAACAAAGACAAAATCCACAAAGGATTTTTCCATAAAACTAAAGGAGGTTAAAAATGAGCTATGTAAGTTTTAACTCAGATGATATACAAAAAGGAGCAGATGCTAAGTATATATTAGACTGCATGGAAGATGTAATCTATGAGGTTTGTGAATATGATTACGAGAAAGCTAAAGTAAATCTTAAAGAAGGTTTTACTTTAGAAGACTTAGTAAATGCTATTGCAGTAATAGTACTTGGAGGTAGTAGCCAATGGCATCATTTAAATTTTGAAAAACAAAAAAAGAAAAAGGAGGAAGCATGAGTAAACCAACACAATATAGAGTATCTTTTATACCATTTGAAACTTTACAATACGATTATGTTGTAGAAGCAAAGAACGAAGATGAAGCACAAGACTTAGCTAAACAAGAGTTGATATGGGCGATTGGTCGTGATGCTTCAAAAGATTGGGAATGTAGCAATATAGAGGAGGAAGCATGAACATAGCAGTATTAGAGCCATATTCGGATAGAGATGAATTTGAAGAATTTAAATGGGATATAAAAAAATGTTTTGAAAATTATTTAGGTAGAAAAGTTTTAATATACTCTGATAATCATGGTTGGAATAATGACGAAGTATCTTATGAATTTATTTTAGATTGTCCTTACGATATCTTTTGGAAGATAATACCTAACTCTGATTGGAGTTTTAGTATAGGAACTTTAAATGGCAAAAAAGACGAGCTTTTATTTGAAGCAAAAGTTGGTTGTCATGACGGAACTAGCACATATAAATTACAGATAATTAATCAAGAGGAGGAAGGTTGAAGTCAGCAGGTTTTATGTATTTTTATTTTTCCTGTCATAACAACTTAGAGTGCAGTTGTCTGACGAAAGCACTCGCCCCTTGGTATTACTGCTTTACTTTGGCGGTATTCGTAAGTAAAATGTATTTAATAACTATTAATAAGAAAGGAGAAAGTTATGACTAAGAAAAAAATATACGTTGGAAAATGTATTGAGGTGGGCGTACCTAGAGTATGGGGTATGACCGAAGAAAAATGTAGAGAAGCTATGGATAGTTACACGGCTAACCATGTTCGAAATAAAGCATTACAGATGTTCGAATATGACGGCGACGATCCATACGTTGCTCTAGCTGACCCTATGGGAGGTAAACGAGTATGACCGATAAACTTAAATATTCAAAAAATGATTATGGTCATTATCGTGTTCGAGTAGATAATAAAGAATTTTATTCTTTACGAGAAGCAAGAGCATATATTAATAAGAAAGGAGAAAGTTATGACAGATAAAATCTATGAGTTTTATATATTAGACCCTAGAGCAGACGTAATTAGGAGAACTAATTACAGTGTTAGTAGCCCGAAAGGTAGTCATAAAATCTTTAGAGGTACAGTAGAAGACTTCCAAAAAGTAGAAGAACTCTATGGTGAGCTCTGGGCTAAAGTGATAGATAACCAACTAGGACTACTCGGCGACGAACATGCAGGAGTATTAACGGACGACCCGATATTACAAAACTGGGAAGGTGCCGAGATTATTGCCGTATATTTCGATACTAAAGTCGAGTTTTATGAGTTTTATTATTTAGGTGACGGTAAGTTAGAAGCAGTACCTACTGATCAAGGCGAAACGTTTGGAGTGACCGAGTCTGCTATTTACTACGACGAAGACGGAATGTAACGCACTAAAAGGGTTGACTCTATTATATGCACCACGTGGAGTTAGTACCATACTATATGATGCAAAGGTACCCTTAGAGTTGACTATCAAAGTCCTACCAAGTAGAGTCAATGACACTTGGTAGGCATTTTTAGAGACTTCTCTTAACCCCCGATTGTTTACGACAGTCGGGGGTTTTTTATTTATCGTATTAGTGTTTTTAAAAATAAAATTTTTTGTTCAAAGAAATGTTAAAAACTACTAATATCTCTAATATAGTAATAGAATCGTTCTGTAATGGTCTATATCATTGGATTCTTGTCTCTATCAAAAGTAATAGATTTTCTATTAGTTATTAGAAACATATGGTATGATTCACTAGAGGGCATGAGAAAACTATTTTATTTTGATATTTTCTATTATTATTGTAATAACTCTATTGGATATGAAACAACTGACTTACACGCAATTAATCCCTACCGAAGACGGTAAAGCATATGTTGACGACAAGGGTAAGACTTGGCAACCACTCAACTCGAAACAAAAGAAGTTTTGTAAAGAGTATTTGAAAGGTCAAACAGCTACCGAAGCTGCTATCAAAGCAGGCTATACAAAGGACAGAAAGGGTGCAAAGACACAAGGCAGTGTATTACTGAATCATAACCCAGTTGTACGAAACTACCTGATTGATCTAGAGATCGCCGCTTCAGAGAGGGACGCAGTTTCTCTAGAGAGTCATTTGTCCACGCTCCACGACCTGCGAGAAGAAGCCAAGGACCAAGGACAGATATCCGCAGCCATAACAGCCGAAGTGCATCGAGGCAAAGCTGGTGGACTCTACATCGATAGACGCGAGATACTGACTGCAAAGATTGATTTGATGTCCAAGGACGACATTCTCACTCGACTCGAAGAATTAATAAAGAAACGCTCTACTGAATCCAATGTCATTGAAGGTGACTTCAGGCAAACTGACTGAGTTCAAAAGAAGGACCGACCGACGGACCGAGGGATTTTGTTCCGTAAATCTTGTGTTTAATCCTAGACTGCTTTACTTTGGTATCAGTCCAGCGTATAGTAGTACTTAGATAGTAAAGCGGTTTTACTATCATTAACTAAAGAAAGGAGAATTTATTATGATAAATAAAAACTTTAAAGCAGGTGCCCAAAAGGGTTCGATTAACTATAACGAAAGAGTAACTTTAGTAGCTACTCCCGAGGGAAAATTTCCTCCCCAAGCTGGGAAAATTGTAGAGGCGTTACTAGCCGCTAAAGACTACAGTTTGACTGTAGGTGAGTTAGTTGGATTTGACGGTAGTAAAGAGTCGGCTTTAGAAAAAGTTGGACTGCAAACAGTTCAAACTCCGATAGCTATTTGGACTCACTACAAAGCTAGAATGACTAAGGAGGGTCTTATAAAAATCGGTTAAGTACTTTTCGTCTTAAAAAGGGTGGCTTCGGCTGCCCTTTTTTTTTGTGCTCTACTCTATCGCTCTACTCTATCGCTCTACTCTATCCGTCGGTCTATCTTTTTATTACAGACAAACCCAGACACTGACCCGCACCCAACGAACGAGGGACGGACGGACGGACGGACGGACGGATTTAATTTAGGATTTAGGTTAGTTAGGTTAGTTAGGTTAGTTAAATTATATTTATAGTTAGTATTGTAATATTAGCTAGTTAGTGTAATATGTATGTATGAAAAATATAAATGACAAGGTTAGCACCCCTTCTAAAGGTGCAGGGGCTACTTCATCAAGTAGCGTATTTGATAAAATCTTAGCTATGCCTACAGGTGGTTCAAGTAATGGTGGTTCTTACTCACTAGATACTAAATTAGCTTTAGGTGTTGACGCAGAAGAAAAAGCTGTTTTTCTAAAAGGTCAACCTAAAAAACTAATTAAGATGATAGCTTACTTATGTAAGAAAAATAATGTTACTTCAGTTAGTATTAATGACTTGCAAGAGTTTGGTACTACTAAAGAAGCTGTTGAGTTACAGTTATCATGGCGTATTGGTGAAGTTAAACAATCAAGTAATGTTGATTACACACAAGATATACCTACTATTTGTCAGGCGTATTCTGAGTTATTTGGCAATAACGTGAACAAACCTCGCACTAAAGCAGGAGTATGTCACGCCCTTAAAATAGCTAATTAATTAACCTTTAACTTAAAAGGGCTAGTGTGAGGTACTAGCCCTTTTTTTATCTACTCTATTTCTATTGGTTAAATATTAACCATTGGTTAAATATTAACCACTTACCCTAACACATACACATATACTAGAAGTTATAAGTAAGTTAGCTTATATAACTATTTAGTCTAATACCCCCCTTGACAAATGTGCTCCCTCACCCGCTGTCCGCACCTTGGGTCCGCGTCCTTTATTGCAACTACTTTACAAATAAGTCCCTATCAAAAAAATTTTGCGAAAAAAATTTTTTGCAAAAAATATTTTCTGAACTATACTGTTGGTATGGGTTTCAAATTAAGTTTAATTCTTGGCGGTCTCTTAGTGGCTAGTTTGGCAGGTTCTACTTTTTTGTTTAATCAATTAGCACAAGCCAAAGCCAATCAAGTAATCTTACAAGATAAAATATCTGAACAAAACGAATCAATTAAAAATTATTTAGCGGACCAAAAGAAACACAACGCTCAACTAGATAACTTAGAAGCAGAAAAACAAAACGCCCTGCGGGAAGTTACTAAATTAAGAAAAACATTTGCTAAGCACGATCTTGGCAACTTAGCATTAAACAAACCGAAACTTATTGAAAAAATAATAAATAAAGGTACTCAAAAAGTTATGGATGAACTAACTCAGATTACATCTCCCCCGAAAGATGAAAATATCTCTCCTAATAGTTAGTTTATTCACGGTTCTAGGCGGTTGTGCACTACTTCCTAGAACCACCCCCGTAGATGTTAATACGATTGCGTTACCTGCACCAATGTACCACCCACCGTTGCCTATGGAAATACAAGGCGTAGAAGTTAAATTTGAAGTATTAACTCCTAAGATTATGGCAGAATATTTAAAATTAGTAGAAGAAGGCAAAGCTCCTGCTGTTGCGTATTATGCGTTAACTACTAAAAATTATGAAAACTTATCGATGAATATGGCAGAAGTTACTAGGTACGTAAAACAAATATTATCGGTAGTAGAATATTATCGTAATTATGATAAAGACCCCGCGACCAACGAAACCCCTTCTAAAGATTAACTGCTTTACTTTTTATGGCTGAACAACAATTAAAACCCGCGTTAGGTCCACTAGAACAAGCATTAGCTAATATACGCGGTGGTGGACTTAGCGGTCTTTTAGAAACTATAAACCCTGAACTACGTACCCGTCCTGATTATCAAAATATTAAAAAAGGTGCAAAGTTTGCTTATGACTTTGTTACCGATCCTTTAAATTTAATTTCAACCACACCACAAGGTTTTGCTGCGGCTAGTATTTTTAAAGGTATTCCTGCTTTTTTAATAAAGCCCTATATGAAAGAAATAGATAAAGCAGAAAAACTTAAACAAACAATATTAAGAGAACGTAACAATATTCGCGTAGACGGTAGACCTGCAGAAGTAGCTGAAGCTAAAGCTAAAGAACAATTAATAAAAGTTAATGCAAAAATTAAAAGTTTAGAAAAAGATATAAAAACAGAAACAGGAATAGATTTATCAGCACCACGAGCACCTATGGTAAATACTAATCAAGGTATTTTAAATTTAATAAACGACCCTAAAAATATTTTTCACGGCAGTCAAAAGAAAGGTATTGGTTCTTTTGAATTACCTCAAGGTTATGGTTCAGAAGGCGGACTTTATTTAGTAGATAAATTCATTGACCCTAGACTTAAACAATTTGCTAGAGGTAGACCTTCGCAAGGCGATCCTGGGTCAGCGTATATTACGGAACCTAATTTTAAAAATATGTTAACGGTAGGCGATACTTCTAAACAAATGGATAAATTATTAAAAAACCTTGAAATAAATCTTTCTAATCAAATAAAAAATCCGTTTAAAATTAGCGAACCTGCTTATCAAGTAAAACAATTACGCGATAATATTGTAGGTGTACCTACCAGTTTTACTAAAGCCGCGAGTGAAGGTTTACGTGATATTGGTATTGACGCCATTAGAATACCTAATAAACGTAGAGGTGTCGATAATAGTGATACTTTTATTTCGTTAAACCCTAGTAAAAATTTAAATATTTTAGACGAAGTACCTTACGAAGATATTGAAGGATTAATTAAAGAATTAATGAAGCGATGACCAGTAATCGTGATAAATTAAAAGCCCTACGTAATATTGACTTTTCGCATTTAACTAAAGAAGAAGCCAAAGAATTTACGGTTTTATTAGAAGAATTAGAAAAACGCGAATACCAAGAAAAATCTACAGGTACATTTTTAGATTTTGTAAAATCTATGTGGGCGGAATTTATTTCAGGCGATCATCATATAAAAATGGCACAAGCGTTTGATGATATCGCTAACGG